CGGGTAAGTGGCGGAGAGGGTGGCAGCCACACTAAGCCTCCAACCGATTGCAGACAACCGATAATTTTCACGCGATCTACGACGATACCACGTTCAATACCATGTTTGGAAATTCTGCCCTTGTGGATGCCCATTCGGGATTCGAACTTGCGGGGTGAAGCAGGCTGCGTTCACGGATCAAGCTCAGCGCGCTTTTGTCCATTCGCGAGCTTGATCGACCTTGTCGAACTTTCCGGACAATGACCACAGGGCCATCTTGATCCTGCCCGGGCTGGACACCGGATGGCCGGACTTTTCCCAGCGGCTATAAAGTGCCGCGAACTCGCAATACACTGAACCTTTGCGCGCCTGCGCACCTTGAATGAAGTCTCTCGAGTTCTCAAAATCAGTCATGAACTGATTATGAAACCATCTTTTGTAGAATTCCTCGTCGAATAACTTACGTCGAATGCCGAGCGAGGTCATTTCGTAGATATTAAGCTGATGCAGTACCAACTCTCTATCTGTATGATTTTGATCCGTGGCATCCAGCAGACTTGCTAGCTTGAAAGGATTCTCAGGATCTTTGTCCTTTCGGATGATCTTTTTGAAGGATCCATAACGCTCTTGAGCGAAGCTATCCATCAGGGTCTTCATGACCATATCAAGCGTCGCGCGGCGGCGGTTTGCTATGCGGGTATGCCGAAAGACAAGCAAAGCAACGATAGCAGTGATAATCGCGGTCGCAGCGCCCACAGCTGGGGCAACATCTTTTAGGCTCTTAAGAAACTCCAACATTCCCACCCCAACACAGAAAACGCCCCGGCTTATTAGGCCGAGGCGTCCGCATCAAGATGCTTATTTACGGGCTAAGGCTTAGTCGCCACCCCAGCCCTCGAATTTGGACGTCATCTTCAGCATAGTCGGTCTCCTTCCAACGTTGTTCCCAACTTAGCTAACTGCGTTGAATAAGGCTTGAACGCCGTGTTCATCGCTGCTGTTGCTGCTTGCTAGCTATGTATGGTCCATGGTTCTGTCAAACGCATTCTTCGCATGTCCGTTCCGATGAACGTTTGGTAAAACGCTTCGGTCACGCTCCGACTCACGTCATGATTATGCCGATACCCGGTAATGAATGCGTGATCCAGCTACCCGTTCGGATGATGCGTTGAATGAGCGCCTGCACGCGTTCGCTGGCTGTCCTGCAGGTTCGCAAATGATGTCGCAGCGGCAGGGCGTTTGGAAGTTGCTTCCAGCCATCGCCGCAGCGAAAAAGCCCCAAGCTGACCAGCATGTGCCCCACATGGTAGCTCAGGCTCCTCCCCGTCCATGTTCACCCGCATGACCAGGCCAAGGGTGGCTCCCTCCATGTGGGAACCCTTCACCCGCTCCACGATGGCCCGCACATCATAGCCTCGATCAATCTTGCTGCCGATCCAGACGGCTCGATCTCGTTTGAGGTAGCCGACCCTCACGCCCCGGCAGCTGAACACTGCCACGGCTCTGGGATCATGAGGGTTCTCAGGCTCCCGGATCAACTCGACCTGCTCCCCTGGGCGACATAGCGCCAGCTCCGCTTGCCGGCTGGTGCCATCCTCGTTGTCGTGCCGCTCGCCAACCGCTGGCAAGCTGAAGTCGTTCCAGCCCATTTTGCCCCTTCACATGAGAACGTAAAGAGAACAGAATACAGGAACGTATCCTGATTCGCATAGAGGATTTTGACGATGGGTAGCCTTCAGCGGCATGATGCCTCCGACTTCCGCATCAACGTCAGCGACGCTCCGGATGAGCCGGTGCCGTTCGGCCGTTGGGTTCTTGAGCAGACACACCGAGGCGGCTTCCTTGGCCAGCTTGCCACCATCGCGAAGTCGGATCGCGGTTTCCCGCGGAACGGAGACCCAACGGCAGTCCGCAAGCGTCTGGGCGACACTGGCGCGGATCCGGAAATGTTCGAGGCCGTGGACGATGCTGAACTCGACTGGGCGAGCTACTGACGGTGAAGGTCCGCTACCGTATCGCCACGTTTCGGGAGCCCCGCAGCCCTTGGCGTTTAACAGCAGAGGAGGCCATGGAGGACGCGATCGATCTCGAACTCGCCTCCTGGGACGCGAGCCAGCGCGAGTGGTTTCTCGCAGTTCCGGTCGAAATGATCACAGAGGTCGTAGAGGCAAAGGCCGCGTGAGCTTCATGGGCTTAATTGTAAGCCCATGATAAGCGAGATGAATAAGGGCGATGCTCTCAACTTTCGATTTTGCGATTTTCTCTAGCGTTTGCAGTTGGTTGAGGTGCTGCTCAACTCTGCTTCGTCCGGAAAAGAGACGAAGCAGACACGAAAAAGGGCGCCGAGGCCGAAGCCTGGCGCCCCATAGGATCCAACGAAATTCGTCGGAACAGTTTCAGCAGTTCGTGACGATCAGCTCCCCTGCCCGCTTGCCAGCCCCGCTGGAGGCGGTGGCAATCGTGTACGTGGTCGTCACCTCATCGAACGAAAACCGGCCGAAGACCTCGCGCGCCAGCGGCGTGTCGTTGATCGACAGCACGAACCGCCCGGAAATTCCGGATAGTTGCTCAGCAAGCGCACGAAAATCGTTCGGCTGGAACCCATCGCCATAGTCTGTCTCGCAGCCGACATAGGGTGGATCGAGGTAGAACAGCACATCGGGGCCATCGTAGCGCCGGATGAGATCGCCATAGGGCAACTGCTCGATCACCACGCCCGCTAGGCGCTCATGGATCTCTGCAAGCACCGGCTCTAGCTTCGTCACGTCAAAGCGACCGGGTGAACGCCGGTCCACGCCGAAGCTGCGGCCGCTCACCTTTCCGCCGAACGCGAGGCGCTGGAGGTAGAGGAAGCGCGCGGCGCGCTCTAGGTCTGTCAAGGTATTCGCATCCATGGCCGACAGCCTGCAGAACTCCGCCCGGCTGGTGACCTGCCACCGAAGCACGTCCATGAACTGCGGGTAATGCCGCTGCAGGATGCGGAAGAGGTTCGCTACGTCGCCCGAGATGTCATTGATGACCTCGGCCTTCGGCTTGTGTTCGCGCCGCAGGAAAATTCCGCCCATACCGACGAACGGCTCAACATAAGTTTTGTGCGGGATTTTGGCGATCTGGGCTACCAGGCGGGCCGCCAGATTGCGCTTCCCGCCGATGTAAGGTGCAGCCGGCGAGACCGGCTGAACAGAAACAAGATTCGACTCCATAGAGATTTTCGCTCACGAGAGCCCCGCCCGTCGACGGGTGCGGGGCGTTTGCGGCTAGGCCAGCCGCGCGTGACGGGGTCCGGCAAGATGCCCGTCGGTTGCCGTGTTAGCGCACGGCACCCCCGCTCGGCCGGCGCCGCAAGGGGCGCAGGAGAGCGGACGTGTTCTTGAATGGTTGCGGGAGTGACGACGAATTTCGTCGTCACTGGCTTCTGCGGGAACGTTCGTCTCAATGAGGAACGAGCGACTTGCCCTGCAAATCGTGATGTGAGATTCTGCGGAGGCTGCGGCACGAAGAGTTCTCAACGCTGGTCCCGCTCCAATCGCACTGTGTCGCCTTCGCTCAGCGCTTCCGTACCGGCTCCAGCCTTGGCGGCAGCGGTCACAGCCCGGAACGCCTCACCCGTGTTGACGGCGGCCTGCTCCTCCTTGGCATCCGACCGGAACATGGCGCCGACGATCAGGCCGACCGCCGGTCCCAGGGTCAGCATGGCGTCGCGGATGAGATCCTTGTTTGCGCCGGGAACCGCGCTGCGGGCAAAGCTCCAGACCATCAGGTAGTATCCGGCCATGAAGGCGAAGCCGATCAGCTGGCGGATGTCGCGCGGCGGCCGGGGCGGTCGATTGGCGCGGCGCTCACCGATGCGGTCGAGGAATTCCAACAGGGTCATGCATAACCTCCCGACACAAGCGCGTCCTGGAACTGGACGGCATAACCCGCGATCAGCGCGGCGCGGTCTGTCCCGTTGATGGTGCGCCGCCCCCGGGTGAACTCCTCCACCGTGCCGCGTGGGCCGATGTCATCAGCGAGGCCCTTGCCGGTGAACGCACCCGTCTCCATGCCCTTCACGAGGATGAAGGCGGCGATGTCGGGCCGCATCACGAGCGAGAAGTCGGCGAGGATGGCGCCGCGCGGGAGCAAGCCCGCTTCGGCAACAGCCTCGTCGGCCCACTCGTAGTTTACGTCATGGGTGAGCTGGACCAGACCACGGCCGTACGGGGCCTGTCCATGCTTGCCGATGCGCCCGTACGGCTTGCCCTTGCCCTTGCCGATCTCTTCGATCGGCATCAGGCGCGCCTCGTGCCAGGCGGTGGCCAGTCCGTAGGCCATCCACCCGAGCGGCCAGTGCGCGGCCGAGGTCAGGAGGCCATTGATCGTCTCTACCTGCGTCGTGTTCAGCGGACCGGTGATCTTCCGGACCGACGCGAAGAACGCACCCGGATCCTTGAGGGTGTAAACGGCCTCGCTGATACCGAAGGCCTTGGCGATGGCCTTGATTGTCTGAGGGCCAAAGATCCCGTCAGCCGGAACGCCGACGTGCTTCTGGATCGCTTTTTTGAGATCCATGATCATTCCTTTCGTCTGTGAGCGAGGGCGTCCTGCACAGCCCGCTCGATCTCCCGATGACGGGCATCGTCCTCCATCAGCTCGTTCGTGGTTTCGAGCGTGCGCTGGACGCCGCGCAGAGCGGCCAGGAGGTCCATGATGAGTTGCCGATCAGAGAACAGCGACGCGGAGACAACCGCCACGTCCTTGCCGGTGTCGGCTTCCTTGGGTTTCTTGAAGTAGGCGATGACCGCAACCACGATCCCGCCGACAAAGGATCCGGCTAGCGGAGCCCATTCCGTGGCCGTAGCCGCCTCACCTGCCCCCACCGTATTCTACCTTTGCTTTTTCGTCGGAGAGGCGCGCGTCTGTCCAGGCAACCCAGACGTTGCGCGCGCTGAAGATGATCAGCCACGGGTACATGAGCCATGCAGACGTAGCGACCGGCGAGCCTGCGAACCCGATCAGGATCTGCACCCAGAACATCATGCCGAACAGCGAGCAGGCACCGCGCCAGTGCGGGCTCCGGCGCCAGGTGCCGTTGATGTAGAGCATGGTGAGGTGGACCACTCCCGCCACGAAGGCGACGATGCCCCACGACTCCTGGCTGCCGATGGCAGCAAGCCCGCGCATGGCGGGGTTGTCGAAGAAAGGGATCGGCGAGAGAAAGCCGATCCCCATCGTCGTCTTCATGCCCGCCAGCATCCACTCAGTCGCCCGGACCGGGAAGTGCGACGGGAAGCGCAGGAAGATCATCTCAGGCGCTCTGAGCCGCCACCAGCGCCTCGACACGCTCGACCTCGCGATCGAAGAACTGGGTTACCCCGCGTACGGTGGTAATGACGCAGTTTGCCTGATGATGGGGCGTTCCCATGGTGTTTTCCGGCGCCAGCTGGGGAAGCAGCGCTTCAAGGTCGGCAGCGAGCGTTGCGACCTTCCCGGCTTTTAGCGCGGCCTGCACCGCCTTGAGGCCGTTGAGGTTGGCGACGGCAATCTGCTTGTCGAGTTCGTTGCGCTGGGCCAGCAGCTGGGCAGCGGTGGGCGTAGTCTGTTCGGTCATCGTCACTTTCCTTCGGTTGCAGCAGTGGATGCGGGGGCAGGCACGATGCCATCGAGCTCGTCGAGCGTGTCGGCGACGTTGATCGCCATGGGGCGGCCGAGCAGCTGGACGGTCAGCCGCGCGCGGATGCCATTGGCATCGCCGAGGACCTCGCGCCGGCTCGTGATCTGAGAGCGGGCCAGGAACATGCGGCCCTCGGCCATGACTGGAGCGGCATCGCCGCCCTCGGCGGGCTGGACAGGCTCGACCAGGCGCAACTCAATCGGGTTTACGATCGCCGCACTGTCCGCCACGGCCTTCTTCACGAAGCCGTACTGGTCGGACAGCTGGTCGACCTGCGGCCCCATGCCGACGTCGGCGATGATCGCGCAGGGGTTCACCCCATCGCAGGGCTTCATCACGGCGATGATGCAGGCAGCAGGGATCTCCAACCGCTCGCCGGCGGCTGTCTTCAGGTGCAGCATGGTATTTCCTTTTTCAGAGAGGGATTGGAGGGCTCAGCCCTCGGTGCTCACGATTGTGGCCCGCTGGGTGAGCTGGATTTGCTGGGTGGAGGAGCCACCAAAGGTGGGCATGGCCCGCTGGTCGATGCGGGCCCTGTAGTAGACCGGCTGAGTGCCGCCCGCGCCCTGGTCCACGTACGTGAACGCGCCGCTTGCATCGACCGCGTAAGAGCCGGGTGTTCCCGGCTCCGCAGGCGTGATCTCGTATGTGCCGTTGAAGGTCTGCTGCTGGAGCTGCGTCCAGTTGACCCCGTCGCGGCTCCGGAACAGCGTGAGGCGGAAGGATGGCGTGGCCGCCCCGCCGTTGCGCGTGGGGCCGGAGCTGAAGCCGCCCTGCACCTGGCGGAAGAACCCGCTGACGTTGACCGTCTTGAAGTTGCCGTTGGTGCCGAAGGGGCCGAGGTCCGTATCAGCCGGATCGCTCGTGAGAGAGCCTGTGATCGAGTTGCGGAACTGGCCAGTCGAGAGCGCGCCACCGAAGTAGGCGTTACCGTCGAGGCGTTCGTAGGAGATCGCGTTACCTTCTGTGCACTCGGCCAAGGTGGCAACCGCAGGGCCAAACCATCGCACGAACTGGCTACTGGACCCGAAGCCCGCTCCCCAGGCGGACATGACCGATCCCGCATAGACCCGCCATACGCCGCCGGAGTATTCCGTGCGTGCTCCACCGCCCGGTCGGCTGATGCGTAAATAATCGGCATGAAGATCAATTCCGCCACCGGTCGGCGTCCCATAGACCTCCAAGCCGGTCCAGCGCCCACCAGCATCCACGCCCACGGCATATCGGCCGAACAATGTCGTAACATCGCCCTGAACAGCCGAGATGGCCTGCGAGTGCTGGCTGACGGTCACACCCTGAGCCGAGACGGTCTGCGAAAGGGTAGCAATGTCGCCCTGCGCGGTAGCCATCGCCTGCGACAGCTGGCTGACCGACACACCTTGGGTGCCGACAGTGCTTTCCAACGTCGCCACCCGGCCCGCCGCTGACGAGATTGCCGTGGCGTTCTGTGCGATTGATGCGTCATGCGCCGAGAGCGTCGTCGCCATGCTGGCGGACGTGGACTGCAGCGTGGACACGGCCGAGAACTGCTGATTGACGACCGCGCGCATGGACCCGGGCGAATACGGCAGCGGCGAAACCGCGTCTTGTGTTGTCTCGCGCAGTTGCGGGCGGATGAACCACGCATAGCTGTCGTCATAGCCGGGGAGCGTCCCGTATTTTTGCAGAATGAAGAGCGCACGGGTGGCGGCGAGTGGCGCCTGCCCCTTGCACACCGCGCGGTAGAATGCGCCAAGGGAGGTGCCGCCCCCTTGATGCATGAAAGCGCCGGTGTTGATCTCGCCGAGGTATTCGCCCGCCTCATTAGTCCATACGACGACAATAATGGTATTCGCGCGATGGGAGGCCATCCAGCACGACGCCTCATACCATTTGCCTCCTTCAACGGGCACCTTGTTATGCCCCCATCGGGCGTAGGAGAGCCCCTCGGAGCCGACACTACCGATCTGGCGGACGCCGAGCGCGTCGGCGCCGGGAACGGTATAAGGCGACCCCGCGGGGTTCAAACCAAACCAGAGATCGCTGGCGGGGATGTTGTGGTAATCGAGGTACCAAGGCGTGAAGTCGCCCGAGAACTCCGTGTTCTCCAGCAGGTTGCCGCCGCCTGCGGTCACTTGCGTCTTGAGGGTGCCGATGTCCGCCTGAGCCGTCGACATGGCGCTCGACAGCTGGCTCACCGATACGCCCTGTGTCGCGACGGTGCTTTCAAGCGTGCCGAGCTGGGCCTGCGCGGTCACCATCGCCTGCGACAGCTGGGACACAGACACGCCCTGCGCGCTGACGGTTTGCGAGAGACTGGCGAGGTCGGTGGTCGCCGTGGAAAGCGCCAGCGCCGTTTGCGTTATGCGCGCATCGTTCGCAACGAAATCGGAGGCGTCGACGAAGCGGATATAATCGAGATCGGCGTAGCCCGGCGTGGCGTTGTAGTTGCCGTAGAAGAGTGGCTGCACGAACCGACAACCCACCGGGAACTTCGTTCCAACTACGAAGATCGGCGCTGGGCCGTAATCCTGAACCCCGCTGAATACCTGTTCGCGCAGATGCCAGTCGTAAGTCTGCTGCTGCCCCGCGACGCCCGGCATGTAGACGTTGCCGATATGGGTTTTGTCAGCACCGAAGCACCGAAGCCCTGCGTAATGGATGAGGCCATACCCGCGCGAGGCGAACCGCAAAGACAGCTTGTAACTGCGCGTCTCGGGGTAGACCGGAAGGTAGGAACTGTAAGTGACTTCGCCGCGCAGATTATCTGGGGCATGCGCCAAGCCGCCAATGCCATAGTCCCCTGGCACCCAACTGATATTGAAAATATCCCAGCCGGTGAGGTCGGTTTCGAAGTTGCCGTTGAGCAACATGCCATTATCGCCAATGGCCGTCGCTTCGATGATCGAGGTGCGCTTGGCGAGGTTGGAAGCATTCTGTCCGAGCGTGCTGACCGACTGGTCAAGGGTGGAGATCGACGCCCCGTGCGCGCTCACCGTCTGAGAGAGAGTGCCGATGTCCCCCTGAGCGGTTGCCATGGCGCTCGACAGCTGACTGACCGAGGCACCCTGCGCGCTGACGGTGTTGCCAAGCTGCGCAAGCGTGCCCTCGACGCTCGACAGGGCCGTTGCCGTCTGCGTGACCTGCGCCTTCAGGCCAAGCGGCCGGTTGAGTTCGATTTCATCGGGCGTGGCGTAGCGCACCGAAGCGCGATGCCAACGCAGGCGCTTATAGACGAGTTCGCCGAACCCGGTCCAAGAGCCCATCGCGTAGATATGGCCGTTAAGCGCGACCGGCGCACCAGCATAATCGGGAGCCTGTACGATCTTCTCGAACTTGTAGCGGCGACCGAGGGCAGGCAGGACGAGAGGGATAGAAACCTCGCCTCGGAACTCTCCCTGCGCGCCTGTGAACTGCAGGAGCAGGCCCGAACCGGCCCCGCTGCCAGCCAGAAACTCCACGTCCGCCTCAAGCACCAGCCAGCTACCCGGCACAATCGTGCCGAGGGAGGCGTCGTCGATCGACCGGGACATGATTCCGGACTGAAAGCCCTCAAGGCAGTCCATTTCGACGGCCCACTGCGACGACAGCCCGGCCGCACGATAGGACGAGCCCGCCCAGGTCACCCACTTGTTCGGCATGGGAGCCGATTGCGGCCAATCGGCAAAGCGACCGTTGCGGTTGATGGCGTTCGGCTCTGCGCTCAACGACGTGACGGTCGATGCCATCTGGCCATCGATCCCGGTCACGGCTGACTGAAGGCTACTGATGCTCGCGCCGTTCGCAGAGACGTCTGACGCGAGCTGGGCGAGGCTGCCTTGTGCCGAGGTCATAGCCGACGACAGGCCACTCACGGTGGCGCCCTGAGTGCTGACGGTGTTTTCCAGCGTCGCAAGAGCGCCTTGGGCCGTGGAAATGGCGCTGCCGTGAATATCGGCGACAGCCTTGTTGCGCCCCGGCGCGAAGGGCACCGGGCCTACAGTGTCTTCCAGCGTTTCAGCGACCTGGGGCTGGAGGAACCAGGCGTAGCTGTCATCGTACCCGGGGGATGTGTTGAGTTTGGACAGGTACAATATGGCGGAGCGCGCCGAAGAGGGGGCCTGCGCCTTTGCGTGGATGCGGCGGAACAAGGCGAGGTCGGTGCCGCCGCTTTCGTGAACTCCGGCTACGCTCGCCTCGCTGAGGTAAGCCCCTGCGCGATCGTAGAACGCGAGGATGAGCACGACTTGCGCCCGGTGTGCGGCGAACCAGACAGATCCCTCGTACCACTTCCCCGGCTGTACCTGTACAGTCTGACGCCAACGCACATAGCCGCTCGGATCGGAGGCTGGTCCGAACTGACGCATAGAGAGGGCATTGATGCCTATCGGGTGCCATGCGTCTCCGGCGGCATTCAACCCTGCCGTGAAGTTCGCGGCCGGTATCTGCCACGACTCCGCCAACCACGGTAGCGTCTCGCTTGAAGCGAAGTCGGTGTTGTCGAGAAGGTTTCCACCGCCTGCGGTGACGGTCTGCGCAAGGTTCGCCACGGACACCCCGAGGCCGCTCACCGTCGACGCCGTCTGCGAAATGGCCGCGCCATTGGACGCAACGTCGATCCGAAGACCCGCGATATCCTGCTGTGCTGTCGAGATGGCCGAGGCGTGCAGGCTGACGGTTGCGCCCTGGGCAGACAGCGTGGTTTCCACGCTCGACAGGCGCCCGACCGCATTGTCGACCGTCTGCGATACCGACGAAATAGTCGCGCCCTGCTGCCCGAGGGTTTGCTCAACCGTCGTCATCCGGCCGCCCGCCGCGACGATGTCGGCCTGCGCCTGCCCTATGTCGGCGCCATGCGCGAGGAGGGTTGCGGCCTGCGCCGCGAGCGTTCCGGCTTGGCTCTGCAGCGCTTGTTGGTTCTGGCCGATTGCCGAGTCGTGCGCTGCGAGGGTCGACGCCTGCGCCGCCAGAGCCGCCGCGTTGGCCTGCACATCGAGGATCGTCTGCTCCGCCTGCTGGCCCAGCTCGCCGATCTCGCCTTCCAGCGCCGCCCGGGTCGCCGCCGCATCGGTCTGGATCTGGCTGATGTTGACCTGAGCAGCGGCAAGCGCGGTCTCGGCGTCTTCGATCTTCCCGACGACCTGCTCGGCCGGAACCCCGGCAACAGGCGTGCCGACGGGCGCACCGACCGTCGCATTGTCCTGCGGTTTGGCGCCGTTCGGATCCGCGATGTCGTCCCAGTTCACCAGCGATCCGAGCGGCTCGACCTTGCCGGCGGTGCTCATGCCCTCGACCGAGAGCGTCAACTTGCTGACGGTCGCGCCGACCTCGATGGAGAACTCTTTGAAGAAGCCATAGGCCGTGAGGGTTTCCATTCCCTCCTTGCCGATCCAGAGCGCGGGCGTGGCGCGCACCCCGGCGATACGGCTCGCAACCACGTCCAGCGCATCGGCGCGGAGCATGGCCTGCACGCTCATGCGCTTGGCCCAGGCGCGCTCGACAACCTGCACCTCGCCGAACTCGTCAGCTTCCTTGCGGCTGTAGTCGGTGATTCCGGCCTTGGGCGCTTCGATGGTGGAGCCGAGGCCCAGCAGTGTGCCGATCAGCAGGGTGCCGATCTCGACCTGACCGTTGCCGGTGACCGTCACCGTCACCTGATTCGCGGTCGTCGGCAGGTCGAGGAAGGTGACCGTGCCCGCAGCATTGGGCGCCATGGTCCGGTCATAGCCCGCCGTCTGAACGCGCACGGCACCGCCCTTTACATCGAGCAGCGCAACCGCGTTCAGATCGCCTGCCGCCAAGGTGACGCTGATCGAACCCGCTGCGGATGTGACGGAACCAAGGGCCTGGTCGAACATCGCCCATCGCTTCGTCGGGCCAACGTCGATCCACTTGCCCGACACGCCGACAGGGTCATTGCCCGTGTTGCCGGCGGCGGCGCTCTCATAGATCCGGTGTGTGGCGGCTTTGATGACCCGCGCGCCCAGAGCGTAGGTCGTCGATGCACTCCACTCCGGATAGTCGTTCTCTGCGACGCTGCTAGCGACAAGGCCTGCGCCCTGTATCTCCACCGGCTGCAGCAGTTGCAGGGTCGAGGCGTCCCCACCGGGCGCAGGATCACCGCCGGCATCGGCGACAGGCTCAGTCTCGGCCAATCCCTCGACCGTCAGTGTGCAGTAGCTGACCGGCGGCACAGAAAGGTCAATCTCGAAGTCTTTGTAGAAGCCGCGGAAGTTCAGCCACTCGAACCGATCGTCAGCCACCCACTGCGCGGGCGTAGCGCGGAGGTCGGCTAGCGTGCGTTGCAAGGCGTCGGCCTGGCCGAAGGGCACAACCAGTCGCACGGCCATGCGACGCGCGAACCCGCGCTCGACCACCGTGGTGACGCCGAAATCATCGGTGACCCGGCGGCTATAGTCGACGATGCTGATGGTCGGCGTCGCCTCGGTCTCGCCGAGGACGATCGTCCGACCGTCGTCCAGAACTACTTTCATGCCGCGCTCGCCACCGAGATCGCGTCGCCGTTCGGAGAGACATCTTCGATCCGGCGCGCGATCCGGTTGCTGGAACTGATCAGTGCCGCGTTACCGCTGTTCATGTCTGCACGCATCTGCGCCAACTCCGCTCTCAGGCTGCGCATCTCTGCCGCAGCGTCACTGCTCGCAGCGCTGTTCAAGGTCGGCTCCGTGCCGGCCGTCACAGCCGTGGAAGCGCTGACAGCCGAGGCCGACGGCGACCGACCGTCGAGGGCTTCGATGTACCCGTAGACGCCTTCCAGGGTGGCCGCCGTCTGCGCCCGGATCCGGTCCAGTTCCTGCCGGCTCGTGGCCGCGTTGCCCGCCGCCTCAAGAAGCGACTGGCTCAGATCGACCAGCCTGGACGCGGCCTCCTGATCGCCGCTCCGCGCCGCGTTGACGGCTGCGTTGAAGCGACCCTGCAAGGTCACGAAACTGGCTGCATCGTCGCCGCCGGTCAGGCCGCGTATCCGGTTCACTTCGTCCATGATGCTGGTGCCGACCGACTTCCACGCCTGACGCAGCTGCTCGGCTGCCGCCGTGGCCGCGTTCTGAGCTTCCGTCAGCTTCGCCTGCTCCTCCGCCGCATCTTCCAGGGCATAGAGCCGCTGCAGTTCGGCGCGCTGCGCATCGCTGGTGGCGTCACGCAGTTCCTTGGCGCGGGCGATGGCCTTCATCGTCGCGTCGTCGCCCTGCACCTCGGCAATGCGCGAGCGGATATCGTTGAGGGCGTCCTGCTCCTTGTTGAGCGCTTCCTGACGCTTAATCGTCAGCAGCTGCTCAAGCTGGGCGTATTCCGCAGCCGTGGCGCCCGCTTCGGCAAAGATGGTCCGCAGGCTGGCGAATTCCTTCTCCAGCCCTTCGACCTCATAGCCTACCGGATCGAGGTAGCTCTTCAACTCGGAGAACACGCCTTCGAAGCTGAGAGCCTTGTTGATCTGGGTTGCCAGATCGTCGCCCGCCTTCAGCAGGTTGTTCGTGGACTGGCGGATACCGTTGATGGCCCCGCGCTCGATCGCCATCTTCATGGCGTAGGCCACGGCGGCCTCGGCATCGTCATTGAAGTCGACGGCGCCCTTCTTCACCTTGAGCGAGGTTCCGCCCGTGTTGACCCGGTAGTCGCCATGGCGAACGCCCACGCTGATGTTGCCGAACTCGCCGATGGTACCGCCGAACTGGCGGGCGAGATCCTGCAGGCCGCCGAAGATGCTGTCGCCAGCGGCAAGAGCGGCCTTCTGCGAGGACTTGCTGTTGCCCGAGGTGCCCGAGACGCCCGCTGCCGACAGATCGACACGGCCCCACTTCACCTTCGTGAAGGCGCTGCCCAGCACGTTGCCGAGCACACCGCCGACGATCGATCCCAGCGGCCCCGCGAAATCACCCAACCCCTTGGCGATGCTTTCGAGGCCTTTGGACAGAGCCTTTTCACCCACCTTACCGCCGAGGGCGCCGCCGATGGCAGACCCAAGCTGTTCGGAGGTCGATTGCTTCCCGAACAGCGCCGAGCCTGCAGCCATGCCGATCCCGGCATTCTGAAGCAGCGGCTGAACCGCTTTGACGAACGCGCCATCCTTCTTGAAGATCTTGCTGACCTCGGCGCCGATGGTGCTGGCAATCTCCTCGTCCTTGTCGTTGCGCCCCTTCATGCCGAGGTTCAGGAGGTCGCCCAAAGGACCGCCCACCGAGCCCGTGTTTCCGGTGATGATGCCCAGGATTGCGCCGAGGCCTTCGCCCACCTTGCCGAGGTTGCCGAGAAGCCCGATGGTGTTGCGCAGCTGGTCGTTGTAGCGCTCGATGGCGACGGTCTGCTTTTTAATGCCATAGGCGGCATCGACCTGCGTCTTGTCGGCTTCTGCCTTGCGCATGATCGCGGCAGCCGCCTCCTTGTGGCCCAGCTTCAGCTCGTACGCGGCATCGGCTTCCGCACGCATCTGGATCGCGATCTTCGCATGCTCTTTGGCGATACGGGCCAGCTCGTCCTCCAGGGCGTCCCCCGAGAGGCCACGCAGCGCAGCGATGCGTGCCGCGCCAAGATCCCTCGTAAGGCGCGTTTCAAGCTTCACATCGTCGATGGAGCGGTTGATCTGTGCAGCCCGCTGGAGGTCTTCCGCTTCACGGCGCGCCTTATTGTCGGCGATCTGCGCTTTCGTCAGCGCGTCCAGCGCCTTTTTGGCCGCCTCGTAGCCCTGCTTGTCGCCCGCGGCTCCTGCTGCATTCATCGCAGTCAGGAGGCCGCGCTGCTCGGACATATTGGCGAGCGCCGTGCTGGCGTTCTCGGCGTCCAGCGTTCCAGCCTTCACTGCAGCGTTCACGAAGCTCTGGGCTTTCGCCTGATAGTTCAGGTCGGCAGCGGCGCGGGCGCCAGTAACAACCTGCTCGGCGGTGGCCTTCTGCAGCTGCTGGGCCACGTACTCAGCGACATCAGCTTGCTTCTTGATGCCCTGCGCCGTCGCTTCAGCCGTGATTTCCGCCTGCATGGCTGCGGCATCACTGACGCTGTAGGCGTCGGCGAGCTTGTACAGGCCAGCCACGAGGACTTCGGTGGCCACGCTCTCGCGGGCAAGCCGCTCCGCGCGGCGCTCTTCCGACGTCGGCCCGCGAGGCTTGTTGTCAGCCTCCCGCGCGGCATCGATCTCGGCAGCTTGCTGCCGCCTGAGGGTGGAGATCTGATTCTGAAGCTCCTGCCCAACTCTGCCTTCGGCAACCGCGCGCCTGCGAGCCTGCTCGATCAGCCCCTTGGGCCCTTCGTATTTCGCCCTGATGCGCTCCAACGCATCAGCTTGCTGCGTCCCAAGCTCCACCGAGAATTGCGATTGCGCGTTTACAACGTTTCGCTGAGCCCGGGCGATCGACGCATCGGCTTCTGCAATGCGCTTTTCGAGATCGGCGACTACCTGCTGGGACCGCTGCAGCTGTGAGAAGCCCAAATTCCCTTCCTTCGCGGCATTCGGCGAGCGCAGGTAGGAAGCATTGACCTTCTCCTGAGCCAGGGCTTCCTCAAGCAGGGCTTTCGTCTTGCTGCGGATCTTCTTCTCGTGCTCCAGGTTTGCCCCAGCCGCTTCATATGCACGCTGCGCCTCAGATTTGAGGTTCTCGACCACCTTTCCGAGTGCTTCTTCCTGGGCGATGATCGCCTCGGTAACCGCTATTTCTGTTTTCTCGAACTCCGCCTTAGCCGCGCGCGCAACCTGTGCCGCTTCAGCATTCTTTTTCAGCTTGTCTGTAGCATCCTCAGCCGCATCCGCTTCGTCCAGTAACTTCATGCCAAAGGTCACGGCCAAGCCAATCGCGGTGGTCACTGCGATACCCCAGGGCCCACCCATGAATCTTGCGAACCGACCAGCACCCTCCTGAGCGGAATTCATGCCAGCGGTTATATCCGGAAGCTGGATTGCGAGTGCCTGCACCAAGCCGGTGCCCGCCATTACCTGTTGGCCCACCTGGCTCATTTGGAGCGAGAAGTTGCGGGCACTGCCGGATGACTTGTTGAAGCTACTGCCGACATCATCAAGCACCTCGCCATTCCGCATCACGGACTGGGCATGGCTTTGAAGTGCGGTACGCGCCTGATCGGTGGCAGCAGCGTACTCGTGTTGGCGCAGCGCCCCGACGCGGAGCAGCTCATCCAGCACGTCCATCTGCTGATTGAAGCGTTGCTGCGCTGCGAACATCGGATCAAGCTGTGCTCGGACGTTTGCCGCTTGGGCCGCATACGCCGCCTGTTGGCGCGCCGCTTCCTGGGCAGCCTGCGCTGCTGCTTGAGCGGCCTGTGCGGCTTCCCGCTGAGCCTGAGCTTCCATTTGGGCAGCGACCGCAGCGACCTTCTGCTTGTCCGCCAGCAGTCCTGCCGCCGTGGCCGATTGCCTTATCGCCTCCACGTACTGCGCATGAGTGATGGCGCCCTGTTGCAGCGCTTTTTGCGCCAAGGCCACCTCCTGCCGGTACGCCTGCATGGACGCCCATGCTGGATCCAACCGCGCCTTCAGTGCAGCAACGTCCTTCGTGAACTGCTGTACACCAGCACCAGCGCCTCGGCCAATCGCCGCCAGGTTGTCATTCGCCGCCTTCGCGGAACGGCCGATGTCTGCAGAAGCGGCATTCACAGCGCGCTTACACTTGTCGAGGTCAGCTTGTAGCCGAGCCACCTCTGCCACGATCTCAATGGACAGGCGTCCCGCTGACCCGCCGGCTTGAATGCCTGCCATGCCCGACCTCCTAACTTAGTTGTTTGTCCGGTCTGCCCTGCTAGGCTGCCGCTTTTCGAAGGGGCTTAGCCATGCGTGCAACGTTGGTTTTCGGAATGTTGGGCGTGGCCACCCTTGTAAGCGGCTGCGAGGTCATGAACCCGTATCGCGAGGCAAAAGAGGCAGTCAGCCGAAACTTGAAAGATCCTGAGGCAACGCAATTCCGCGACGTTCGTACGTGCTTCAAGGATCCCGGTATTGTCATGGGGGAGTTCAACGGGAAGAACTCCTATGGCGCCTATGTCGGCTTCGCGTCCTTTTACTATGTGGACGGAAGAGTAGTGCTCGCCTCCGACGATGACTTCGGCCCTTTGACGAAGCGCTGCTACGGCGAAGACAACTGAGTGTCAGCGGCCTTTGGCGAGCGCCCCCATCAGCGCCTTGAACTGCTCGTCGACACGCTTGCGGGTTTCGGCCTGATCGGCCTGCACGCGCGGTTCAGGGCAGTTGGGCTTCCGCGCATCGAACTTCTGATTGAGGAAGGTCTTGGAGAGGCGTCGGATCGTCCGCGCCTCCCAGGGCGTAAGCTCGACGCCTGTTAACCGGGACCACGCCACCAGATCCGGCCAGCCTAGCGCTATTTCGCCGGCAGTCGGCCCAATCTCCAAGAACCAGTCGGTAAGATAGGGGGCGGGGTTCTCCGGTAGGACTGGGTCAACCTTCTCCGCCCTCATCTTGTCGAGGCGAGTTACCGGCTCGGGCGGCTTGCCCTTGCCGGTATGCTCTACCTCTGGCGCGGTGTTCAGCCAGGCGAGTTGTCGGACCCAGAGTTCGAGAGCGACTGCGACGCCTTCATAAAATTTTCCCAGTTGGTTGCGTCGGCCTCCATGTGATCGCGGATGAAGCCGAGCATGGGATCGGAATAGATCGCGCGGACAGTGTCCGCATCGCCGTGTACGCCATTCACCACAAGGCCGTTGAAGCGCTTGGTAATAGCGCAGAGGAACTCGATGGTATCCTCATCCTTGTAATCCAGCGTGGCTTCGAACTTGCCGTTGGCCTCGCGCGAGCGCTTGATCGCCTTGCGGCGGCGCAGGCCATCGGCAGCTTGCCAGATCTTGGTGGCGGGGCCGAACACGACGGCAGTGATGGGGTTGCCGGTGTCCGGGTCGATCATGGGCGAGCCGTCCGCGTTCTTGACGGGCAGGTCGCTGACATCGGCGACGCGCTTGGTGGTGATGTCGAGAGGCATTCTTCAACCTTTCAGGGAAGGGTGCCCCCGCTCGCGCCCTGACGCGAAACGGGGGCAGGAAACTCCTGCCGAAGCAGGGGTAAGGCTCAGGGGCGTAGTGGTGGATCAGCCGGCCGGCGCGTGAACGATGCCGTCGTTATCCTGGCTCACGATGGTCCATTCCAACGTGACCTGACGAGTGGCGATCGTATTCACATCGCCATAGCTGCGCGCCCCGCCCATCACGAGAGCGCGACCGTAAATGGTGCCGAGGCTGGGGTGCTCGAAAGCAATGGAGGCCGGATCGTCGGAGCGGCTGAGGGTATCCAGGAGATCCTGTCCGGCATCGTCCGGGTCGATGCCGACGGTAATGGTCTGGCTGCCGAGCGTATAGCCGCCTTTGGCCTTCGTTTCGCCGCGATTGGCGATGTTTCGCCACGAAACCACCTCGTAGACGCGCTCCGGCAGGTCGCCCAGATCGCTGACTTCGCCGACTTCGGTGAAGGCCAGAGCCTCGTATCCGGCCTGCGTGTAAGCGGCAGGCGCGGCTGCGGATACCGAGAACTTGGTCCCGGCGCTGGTGTATACGCTCATCGTTTTCTCCAAAGAAAACCCCGCCGAAACGAGGTGCTACATCGCCGGGATCGGCAATTCTGTTCAGTCAGACTTCGCAGCGGCCTTGGGTTCGGGCTTGGGCTTCGCTGGCGCGCGCTCAAAGCGTCCGGTTGGCTCAAGGTCGGTAAACTGCTGCAGCGGCATCGGCACGGCAGCGCCCTTTTCGTAGGTCTTGCCGTTCAAGGTCGTGCGGCGCTTGGCAATGGTGTCGATCATGTCAGCGGGCCTCTGTGTAGGTCGTGATGAAGTCCTGCGTGCCGCACCAGATCGATGGATCCTCGATCATGAAGTCGGGGCCGCGTGGTTCGGTGTGGATGGTCACGTTTTCGATGCCAGCGACTTGGACGTTGATGCGGTCCGCTGCCGCACGACGAACTGCGCGCTGGATCGCCTTCTGCTCCGGATAGTTGCTGGCCATGATGGTTACTTGGACCCGCTCGCGAACGTGCCGGGTGGCGCCGGGTGAAGGAAGGTTACGGTCGACGGCGGAGATGCTCTCCAGCATCAGCCGGGGAAGGCCACCCTCGAGAGGAAGCGGGCCGGCGCCAATGCTGTCAGCGGGCACCAGTGCGAGAAGCACTTCATCCGCGATCAGCGCTGTCCGGACTGCAGCAACGCCATCCATCAGGCGGCCTCGTCGAGCCCGGCGTCAATGTTATAGCCGGTCTTGCCTTCGACCACGGCGACGACCTTGGTACGGAAGGCCTCTACAGCGTCGGCCCCCTTCGCATCGAGGGCGGGACGCAAAAACGGATGCGCGGCGTGGCCCGGGTGCTGCAAGATGCCGGAAACGTAACGGTCGCCGATCTTCATCGGGCGGGCCGTGATCGTGCCCTTGCCGTCGAAGGACTTTCGGACGGCTACACTCCCCTGTCCAGCAGCTGTACGGGCGATTAGGTGAGGAGCAACGCCGTATTCAGCAAAGAAGCCAATGAACCCGTCGGGCTTCCGCTCATCAACATATATGCGGATGGAGTAGGTGCCGTCCTGGTTCTTCCTCGAAGAACCCTTTGTGATTGCCGCTGCCACTCTGGTTGACCAGCCGCTGGCAAGCAACTTCGCCTCTTTCAAGGGTGGGTTTGCAGCTGCGACGAGCCCCGACCGAACCGCCTGAGTTTCGATGCGCTTACCCAACGCGCCGAGGGTTGCGGCAATGTCCTTGCCGCCGCGAACGGGGAGGTTGCGGCTCATGCCTCTTGCCCTTCCGTGCTGAGTTCCTCCGCCATCATCTCCCACTCCTTGCGATGGCCCTTCATGGCAGGGCCGGAGACGATACGGAGGATCCGGCCGTCGATGTTGATCCGCATCGTGGAGGTGACGTTGATGCCGTCGAAGTAGTCCACGCGGATACGCGCGGGGCGGCGCTGGATGGAGATGTTCTGGTCGATGTTCTCAGCCCGGGACGGAAGCACGTCCTGCACCTCCGCCCATGCGTCCGAGATCTTCGTCCAGTCACCCTCTATCGTGGTGCCGTAGGTAGGATCCTTGGTGGTCTGCCGCGCCTCGAACACGATCAGCGTGTCTCGCTTGCCGCTGCTCATGAGAACACGCGGAAAGGTGAGAGCAGGCGCTGCACTGTCAGGGACATCGGCACATCGGCAGAGGTCGCACCAACAACAGCGGTTTCACGAAAGGCGTACAGGTCTCCGACCATCAGAAGGATGGCGGCCCGGATAGGCGCGGGCAACGTATCATAGCCCGCGGTCCAGCGGATACGCACCGTTTCGCCTGCAGCGCCCCGCCATGCCGCAGCGGGAAAAGAATGCGGCCACACCGGCCGGATCATCGCGCCGGAAAGCTCGTACTGGTCCGGGTCGAGCGTAGCCGCTTCCCCGGCGGCATCGACGTACTGAATGCTCTCGACCTCGACCGCGGGAGGGTAGGGCAAAGCGATCCAGCCGCAGGTTCCGAAGGCCGGATAGCGGATCTCGAGTGTTTGCCGGCCAAGTGCGCGACCGAGCCAGCCATCAGGTCCGTCGATGGTGCCAGTGGCCGCATCGATGTAGCTCAGGATGAGGTCGTCCTCAGCACTATGCCGCACGCGCAGGTGAGCCTTCGCCTCCTCAAGGGTGACGACAGGCTCCGGTGGCGTGACGACGATGGGGCGCATCAGGCGCTCTTGTTCGCCGGCTTCGGCTCAGCCTTGTTCTGCGGCTTTGGCGCAGGCTTGTTGGCGATGGGCTTGGGCTCGCTCTTTTGTTCAGCCACTTCTTCATCCTCCTTCACGTCATCCGGGTGAGCGTCGTCGCTCACGATTTCGACCAGCCCCACAGCCTTGAGCTCGGCCGCGCGGGCGCGGCTGACGATGTGTTCGGTGCCAGCGGCAACATTCTTGTCGACGTCCGCGCCTTCCTGACCGCAGTAGTCGCGCAAAACCTTGATCTTCATGGGGCTTCTCCTTTCCAGGGACCGAAGGGAGGCTGGCGCAGACGAATCCTTGCGCGGCGACGTGAGCGCCAGCCACCGTTCGGGCGGGATCTCTCCCGCCCTCCCGCGTCAGGGGGCGACGGTGAAGTCGGCGAACTCGCCGTAGATCAGCGCTTCGGGGCGGTAGACCGCGAGGCCGATCCGCTCCTCGGCGAGGATGGTCACGAGGTTCTTGATGAAGTTGTCGCGATCCTCGGTCGACAGTTCGACGGTGGCGTCTTCGCGGTCGAAATACTGGCAGGCGAGCTTGAACGCGCCGGTCAGGAATTTGTTGACGGTCATGGCCGGCGTTTCGACCACCGGAAGGCGCCAAAGGCGCGGCTGTGCGCCATCAGCGACATTGCCGATGATGTATTCGCCGATCTCGTTCTTGGTCGTCTCTGCCCGAGCCCAGTCAATCGGATTGAGCACGTGCCCGGTGGCCGGATATTCCGCCAGGACCGCCTGAAGCATTGCGTATCGCATCTGATCGAACATGTTTCCGGCCACCAGGCCACCCGGGGCGGCATAGGCAGTTGCCTGCGGGATCATGCCGAGCAGGTTCGTGCCGGTTCCGTCGCCCTTCAGTAGCTGAAGCTCTTCCGCATACGCGAGGCCGTACCGAAGCCGGCCATCGATGTAGCTTTCGAGCATGGGGGCATCGGCAAGGATCTGGCGCGATGCCTGAACCCAGTGCGCAATGGTGGCCACCGGAAGCGTTTTCAGGTCGAACTTCAGTTCCGACTGCGGCTTCTGCAGGGTTTCCCCGACGGTTGCTGCATTGTTCGTGAAGCCGGTTTCCTGGACGAACTGGATAGCGTTCGAGCTGGTTCGGCCGGGAGTGATGAGATCCCGTACGGTCATGCGGCGCTCCGGAGGGGCAACGATGCCATCGCGGCGGTCGGGGACGATCAAGTCGCCAGCCGATCCATTTGCGTCCGTGGTGAGCGACGTAATGATCGCCTTCGTGCCGAACTGCACAGTCCCCTTGGACGGTGCCCGGTCCATGAACGACTTCACATCCTCCGCCTCGACGAACATCCGCCCGACCGACTTGCGGTCGCTTTCACCTTCGCCGCTGCCTCGACGCGCGAGCTTCTGCTCGATCTCGGTCATGGTAGCGGACAGCTCGTTGAACTTCACAAGAGCCTCGTCGGCGCTTTGCTTGGCCTGCGCGCTGAGCGCCTCGCCCTTTTCCATCCGGCCCTTCGCGTCCTCGGCGAATTCCTTCACCTTGTCGGTCGCCGCCTTCAGATCGCGCGAAAGCTGCTTGATGTCGGGCTCACCGCCGTCGCCAGGCCCCTTACGGCCGAACTCGGGCGGTCGATATTCGGGAGCGACAACGCCGCCCACGGCAATGGCGGCCGCATGCGAGGCGGCCAGAATGGCATTGATCTTCATGGTGGTTACCTCAGAGCTTGGGCAGGTCGAAGCCTGCAATGGCGTCGGAAATGGATTTGATGTCGCCGGAGCCCGCGGACTCGCTCCGGAGCAGATGATCCAGGCCGTGGCTGGCGATCGCCGCAGCCTGCGTTTTCGAGAAAGGAAAAGCCTCGCGCAGTGCCTTCTCAAATTCGGGTTTGGTGGGAAGTTGGCCCCGTTCCAGCTTGAACTTCACGGCCTCGACGCGGGCATCGTCCTTCGCCGGGAAGGTGACGAGGCTTACCTCGACGAGATCAAGCTTGATGAGCGTACGGACGCCGGTCTTCTCGTCATAGCTCGCCTGGCGCACCCAGTAGCCGATCGACAAGCCGGTAACGGCACCCGCTTTGAGCAAGGCATGCGCTTCTCGTGCCTGCGCCACGTCATCCTTGAGCAAGCGACCCTTGACCTTAAGGCCGTGACCATCCTCCTCGAGGAAATCGTAGACACCAATCGGCTCCGCCGTGCGGTGCTGCCACAGCACAGGGACTATGCGGCCCTTGGCTTTGAGCTCGTCCAGGCTCTCGAGGAAGGCGCCCTTCGCAACGACTTCGCCGTAGCTGTCCGGGTCGCCGCCGAAGACGGAGCCGTATCCTTCGAACGAGCCGTCTTCGGCGACATCGCTGGCCTTGATCGACAGGCTGAAGTCGCGGACCTTCAGCTGACCATGCTTGTGGTGCATCAGCATCACGCGTCTTCCTTCTGCTTCAATGAGGGCAGTCCTTCGGGGAACAGCCAATCCATCATCGATTGCTTGGCCTGCTCACCGCCGGTGCTGGTGATTTCGCCGAGCTTGCCGGCAGGGATCATGTTGGACTGGATCGTAAGCTCGTCGCCGCCAGGCAGTGGCGGGAGGTTTTCGAGGCGGCGCACCTCGTTGCGGGTCATGATCCCGTTCTGCACCATCTGGGCGTAGAAAGCCGCACGAGCGGCGCTGTCCGCGCGAAGCAGGCCCTCAAGATTGATCTCTACCGTGACAGTGAGCCGCTCGGCGGGAGTAAGCAGCTGCTTCATCACTGCCTGCTCGATGCGCTTGATGCGCTCGCGCAGACCGAACATCAGCCATCCAAGCGTCTGATTCTCGATGCTACTGCCGAGCTGGCTGTTACCGGCGGTGTGTCCGATCATGTGGGGTGGCACACCGAACCACCTGCAGCCATCTTCGACAGAGAATTGACGGCTCTCGACCATTTGGGCGTCGCCAAGGTTCATCTGGATGGATTGCCAGCCGAGGCCCGCCTCAAGGACCATGGGCTTGCCATTGTTCTCGCCCATGAATGGATCGACAACGTACTTGTAGATGTCGTCACGCTGTTCTTTGTTCAGCGTCCGATCGTCCTTCGTCGTCAAGACACCTGATGGACGCAGGCCATTCTTGTAGATCTGTGCTGCCGCTTCGTCCGTGGCCATGGCGAGGCCGAAGGAGTGCCGGCCGAAGGCGAGAGTGGACAGTCCCCCTAGCGGCGACCCCCCGAAGCCACGAATGTGGAACATTTCATCCTGGCCGACGTCGGAAACCTTACCTCCGTCAGTATACCGGTAACGAATTGAGCCATCAGCAGCGCGGCGGACCTGCACTGCCTCAGGGCGTAGCGGCGTCAGGGCGGTGATAACCCCGCTACGGCTACGCCGCGTGATGCGGGCAAAGGCGTTTCCCCAAAGCTCCAGGCTCACGCACATGAACTGCCAGAAGTCGAGTGCCGTCTGATCAGCGTTAGGGCTGTCGTGAAGCAACCCGTAAAGAGGGTGCGCCTTGTAGATGCCCCGGCTTCCGTTCGGCCCATCCTGGTAAACCATCATCGGCAGGGATGAGATAGTGCCTGACACCAGCCGCACACATGCCCAGACAGTCGAGAGCGTCAGCGCGTTCGTGGCATTGACGGTTTTCCCGGAGTAGGACGGCGCACCAAAGACACCCTTCCATGCGGACGGGCTGAGCAGAGAGAGGGCTGTGCGTAGGCCGCGCATCATCTTGCGGCCAAAGGCGAACCTCATGCCGCCCGCGCTTTCATTGCTGCGAGATAGTCATCCATGCCGCCACCTGATCCTTCTGGGTTTCGGGTCATCAGCATGACCGCATCAAACGACGCGATAAGCGGGTCGATCTTGGCTTTTCCGGCCACTTGCTTCGTGATCAGCACCGCGTTGCCCCGCTGCTCGGACTTCGCATTGCCGACGCACCACGCCATCAAGCGCTGGCCAGCATGAAGAAGCGTTCCGTCCTTCAGTTTGCGTTCCATGCCCCAGACCGCGCCTGAGAGGCGAAACCCCTGGCTGATTGCCAGCATCTGATCGGCCGTGAACCCTCGACCTGCCAGTTCGTCGACCAGCGCGGTGATGCCCTGAGGGTCAAGCCCGATAGCCGCCTGCTTTGGAAGCAGGCCAGCATCCCTCACGCGCTCCAGAATGTCCGCGACCTCGACCAGATCCTGGGTGGGGCTGGTGCACTTGATCAGCGTGCCCTCAGCGATGAAGTCGTTGAGGTTACTGACGATATCCTTACGTCGCTCGAATACATCCAGCTGCGCCCATGCGCGGCACCAGAGGAGCCACTGCTTCGTGTCGCGGTGCCGCCCCAGGAGCGCTAAACCAAGAAGGTCGTCGAGGCCGCCGCCGTCCCCGCCAGCTACGATTACCTCGCAGATCTCAAGCATATGCTCGAGCGTGCCATCCCACAGGCTGCGGGGCGCTTTGGCTTGCTCCCAATACGTGGCGCCTATCCAGGCATCGTGCCGAAGGCCGACGCCGATTTCGACGTTCAAGTGCTTGGCGTAAAAAACCTGCTTGGTGCCGTCCTCGGCGTTGTCGACCTGTCGGAACTCGCTTTCGAGCCACTTCTGGCTTACCGACCGCCCAAGGTTCGGGTTCGTGATGTAGAAGTTTGCCGGATTGAGGTGCTCGTTTGCGGCGAGCATCTCTTCCGGGAACTCATAGAGAACCGGAAGGAACTCGCGATCCTCTACAACGCCGTCCCGAACGTCCCTGGCGTAAGCCAGCATCTCCTTGAACACACCGGCCGGGGGCTCGTCTGACTGCGTCGTCAGAAAGAGCGTGTAACCCTCGGGACGGGAGACCTGGCCACCCGATGCCTCCCGAAGCATGGCGTCAGCGGTCGCTTTCTTGCCGAAAAGCCAGAGCTCGTCGACCAGAACCCGGCTAGCCTTCTTTCCCGACACCGTGGCGCTGTCCGCAGCAACCACCTTCAAGGTCGCCTTCGTGTTCCGGTTGGTGATGAGCCGAATGTGCTCTTGGATATGAAGCAGGTCGTTCAGCTCGTCGTCGTTCCGGATCATGTCGCAGGCGGGCTTGAAGCTGTTGCCTGCGACTTCGATGGTCGGCGCGAGGATCAGGTTCTCGTCGGACGGTCGCCAGCCGCAGATAAGCTCCGTGAGCATGATCCCGGCAGCGATCGTCGACTTCGTGTTCTTCTTGGAGACGAGCAGGAGGCCCTTGCGGATCATTTGCTCGCCGGTTTCGGGGTCGTAAGCCCCGAATATGGCCGCTGCGAAGTCCAACAGCCACTCGCCGGCCGTCTCGCCAATCGTCCAATGCTCGTCCGTGGCCGGGTTGATGCCCAGATCGACGATCTTGAGCGACGTAAAAACCGCCATTTTAGCCTCGGCGGAGGCCGGAAAAAGCGGCGAAAACGGTATCAGTGATCTGCGTTCGCGGATCCGGCGCTTCCAATCAAGGCACGCCGTGGACCAGGTAACCACTTACTTGACGGCTTTCAGCGTTGGAGGGCCAAGCGCAGCGAAGCGAGCACCGCCTCCGACCGCCCTCGCTTTCTCCTGCTGCGCCGCTTTCTTGCCCTGGGGCGCCGATGCTTCGTTCAACGTCTTCAGTGCGAGCGCCAGTGTCTTCATCGTGTTCGCGCGGCTGGGCAGGCTCAGCGCCTTCATCATCGCATCGCGCCTGGCGTCATCGACGTCGTCTTCCGTCGCCGAGATGATCAGGTCTTCAAGCTCCCCGCGGCGGCTGGTGACCACGTCGAGCTCGTCGAGCATGCGGCCAACCAGACTGCGGCCGTCATCCGCGATCGATCCGGGCTCGCGAGGCTTATCGGGGTCCGAGGCCGGCGGCGGGGGCGGCGCGCGCTCCGGTTCGCGGCGGTTCGCGGTGCGAACCTTGCGTACCCACCCCTCGGCCTTCGCCTTCTTCCTAATAGCCGTGTCTGAAATCTCATGACGATCAGCTATTTCGCGGATCGAGTCTTCGCCAGCCAAGTACTCGACCTCGATACGAGGCCAGTTGATAGTAGTTTTGCGTGCCGCCATCGGGCTTTACCTCCGGCGAAAAGTTCGCACTCTGGGCTTCTCCAGCAGGATTTTTTCTCCGCGTGGGAGCGATACCGGTACAGAGGACCATCCGGCCCCTGAGTTTCAACCCACCCCCCGGGTCAGCGGGCCGTGATCGTCATGCCGTGCTCGATCAACCAGTTGGCTGCCCGCTCGGCTGCTGTGATGCGCCCGTCGACATGCTCCTCGCTCGGCCTGTCTTTGATGAGGCCGGTCGAGATGCCAATGACAGCGATCGTCGTTGCCGGACCTAACCACCAGCGCGTGCGCACATGTAGCGTCACATCGATCCTTGCCATCGCGACCTCCTAACTCAGCGGAATGCGCCGCGCTCCTCGCGCTGCTTCAGGCGGTCATGACAGGGCTTGCACAGGGTCCAGAGATTGCTCTCATCCCAGAACAGCGCCTCATCGCCTCGGTGCGGTGTCCTGTGGTCCGCCACCAGCTGCGACGTGTTGCCTTCCAGGCGCCCGCATCCGGGCCACTGGCAGGTGAACATGTCGCGGGCGAAGATGGCGAGGCGCAGGGCCTTCCATCGTGCCGTGTTGTACCACTTGCGCCATGGCGAGTAGACGTTGCGTTGCGCGCTCTCGCTGCGCTCAACCGGCGGTAGCGCTCCGAGGCCTGGCTTCAATGTGGAGAGACGGCCGCCCAATGCTTTGAGCTTTGCCATGAAGCACCTGTATTCTGGAGCGGCAAGTCAGGACCGAACCGACACCACCAGCGTGGAAGCCTAAGGCCCTTCCGTTGGACGATAGCCGCTCGGTTATGCTAATTGCGCCGGATGGACAGCATACCCAGCACGAAATGCCTGCAATGCGGCGAGAACAAGCCAGACATTGGAACAGACCCGACCTGGGTAATCTGTGGTGCCTGCGGTACTCAAATGATCTCGAAGGAAATGTGGAACCAGTCCAGCAACGACACTCTGCGACAGAAGACGGAGATCAAGTCAGAGCTGGACGACTTCCTTTCGTCCCGTAGAACCCGATAGGAAAAGCAACGCCCGCTCACCTTCCGGCTGCGGGCGCGTTGATTTCCAACCATATCAAGTTGCACTCATTTCGTGCCCAATGCAAGCCCCATCTTTTTGTCACTCTAGGTAACATTATGCTTGACCATGCTGTTACCTAGAGTTACATAAAGCGCATGAAGCCGATCCAGTACGCCCGCACCGCTCTTAAGACGCTCCGCTCGATGCCTGCGCCGACAGCCAAGCGGATCGTCACGAAGGTTGAGGCCTATGCTGCGGACCCGGCGTCGCAGGCGAACAATGTTAAGGCACTCAAGGGCAGTGACGACATCCGCCTTCGGGTCGGCGATTGGCGCGTGATCATGAACGATGGCGTCGTTCTGACGGTTACGAAGATCGGCTCTCGCGGCAGCGTGTATGAGTGATGGAGGCCCACATGGGTGAGATGGTTACAATCCCGATTGAAGAATACACTGCCTTGCAGGAGGCCAAGGAAGACCTTGCCGACATCGTCGCATCCGAACGGGTGAAGGCAGCGGTTGCTCGCGGGGATGATGAATACGTCCCCGCCGCTCTGGTCAAGCGTATCCTTGACGGCGAAAGCCCGGTGCGCGTGTGGCGTGAGCATCGCGGACTGACACAGGTCGCGCTCTCCGATGCCTCCGGCGTGAACCGTGGCATGATCGCGCAGATTGAGGGCGGCACCAAAGCTGGGTCAGTGCAGACGTTGAAGGCCCTGGCTGATAGCCTCGGCGTGACGGTAGACGATCTCATCTGACGCCAGATCGCCGGGCCCACATTGGCTCGGTAGCCTTCATCAGCAGCTCGAGCCCTTGGAAAAACTCGTCCCGGATGATCTGTCGGTGAGTACCAGACTTGGGCACCAGCTTGACGACGGTGCGAGGCTTCCGCTTGCCTTTGCCGATATCGATCCAATCCACCTCTCGGCTTCCGAAACGCTTCATGGCTGCCTCAGAAAAGGTCAAGTCCATGAGCGCAACGTCGCGCATGGTGTGCAGCAGCATCCCCAACTGCCCCTCGATGGCGCGCAGTCTTGCGGCGCCGAACGCCCTCGCCTCTATCGCGCCGAATGCGCTATCGAAACCGCCAGCGCCGCGCGGTCGAACATCTAGACCGCTCTTGAGGATTGATCTCTCGCTTTCGTCAAACGCAGCACGATAGCACCGCAGGGCCTTCAGCTGCTCGGTCCCCAGCCCCTCTATCGTCTCGAAGCGCGGACGCTTGCGATACGCCTTACCGATCGTGACCCGGCCTTTGCCTGTCACGTCCACGATGTCTTCCTCCACGTAATGTGCATGGGCCTGCTGCTCGATGGTCGGCCCTGCCCCAGCCGCCTTCTTCGGCCGGGAAGCTGATTGCTGCGCCTTGTCGGTGCGGGCCCGGGTCTGGGCGGCGATAGCGGCGATGGTGTCAGTCTTGGGCATTGGCATTATCCAGGTCTCGCGCAAGCCGGCGCAGTTGATGTTCGATCTCAGAGCGGTTTTCGAAGAAGCGTTGGGGGTTGTTCCAGTCTGGACGTAAGCGGCCGACCTCCCAGGCGAGGTCCCGCAGGATCGCACCGAGGAGCGTGGCCTTCATTCCTTCGGCGGCCAGACGAAGATTTCGAATTGATCGGTGAGTGTCGACGTCGGGAGCCCTAGGGCGCGCAAGCGGCTGTTCTCTCCATGGAGACGGGACACTGCCGTCTCGGCTCGAGGCGCGTCGGCCCATGGACTGATGTCGGTGGTTGTGCCGTAGCGCCACTCGTGAAGGTCCAAAGGGAGCGCCGCCGGCTCGCCCCGGGCGATGGTAGCGCCCTGCTGGAACCCGCGACGATAGGAGCGCTCGGCAGCACGAGCCATCAGACGGGTCAACTCAAGAAGGTCGTCTTTTGGGAGTTCCTTAAGGAAGGCCAAGTCGAGGTCTGTGGTGATATCGTAGGAGGTACGTTGATTGGTCATCGCGGATCTCCAGCAGTGGCACGGGCGTGTGCGGCCTCATCCTGGCGACGGCGCGCCCTTTCAGCGGTGGCGACAGGATCGGAAAGCGCGGCCTCCATGCGTTGCAGCCGCTCGATCTGCTGCGTACGTTCGGCGAGCAGCGGTTCTGCGGCCCTCCGGATTTCACCTACGGAAGGCATGAAGCCGTGTGACGCGGACCGAATCGCTTGATCGATTGAGAATGCCAAGAGGTCGTGAGGCAAGTCGATGAGCAGCCGCGTCATCTCATCGTTCCAAACTGTGAACGCTCGATCATCGACTTCTCGGGTCGGGTTAAAAAGCACGAAGAATGACGCCAAACGCTGCGCAAGCCAGCTTCGTCGCGCCGGGAGGTTGGCCGCCACGAGGTCCGAGCAGATTTCAGACACGCGATGCTCAAGCCCAACATGGTGCAGCGCGTCGAGCGCGCGTTCTGGCCTCCAGGCAGGACCGCCGTCGAAGATGAATTCCGTGGGCGTATCAGTCAGCGCCGCGGCTACCGTGGGCGGCAAGGATGCCACCAATGGGGCTCCGGGGAATGCGACCTCCGCCCCGATGGACGGCACCGTGATGTGTTTGTCCGTCATGGTCGTAGTTTCCTTCAAGAATTTTCGTGAGGTTCTTGGGCTCGAGCAGCCAATCCAGCTCAGCCTTCCAGTCGGTCTTGTCGCCCCGTAGCAGTGGCGAGCCCTCGACGGACTTCAAGCAACGGTCCCAAGCAGGCAGGCCGCCGATCTCCTTCAGCCGCTTCGTGAGCTTGACGCGCCGCGGTGGCGTTAAGGCCAGCGCTCGCGTATTCGGCCGAATGCGAGAACGAAGGCTCTGCCAACGGTCAAAGGCAATATCGGCATCATCCGGTTGTTCGAGCACCGCAGGCAGGAACTCAGGTGGCGGCTCCGTCGCAGGTCGGTCAGCATCGCTGATCGACGAGACCGAAGGTCTCTCTTCCTTCCTCCCTTCCTCCCTTCCTCCCTTCTGCGGAGCGATTTCCCCACCAGTTCCGAACTGATTCCCCACCGGTTCGGAAATCTGATCATTTGAGGCGCTTCCGCTTCCACACCAGGTGCGAACTTGGGGTGTGTCAGGGCAGAAGAATGAAGGCTTTTTAGGACGTTGAAACTTGCAGAAGTTCCGAACCGCTCCGTAACTCGCGCCGTCCACCTCGTACTTAAGGATGCACTGGTTCTCGACCAGTTCGGCCATTATCGCGTCCATATCGACATTGTCGGCGGGCAGTACGCGCATTTTAAGGCGCAACGGCCTCCACTCAAAGCGCCCGCCATCGTCGCACTCGTTCCACAAGCCGATGAATAGCAAGCGAGCTATCGGCGAGAGGCATACGAAGTTCTCGTCGGTCCAAAGGCCGGGATGGACAGATCTGATGCGGGACATCAGAATCCCTCCTGCCGGTAGAAGTCGCTGTTGCGCACGGCTTGATTGCGCCCGAAGAACCAAGGCTTACGTTTGCACAGGGCTCCCTGCCGGTTCTTCGCGGAGTAAATCTCCATCTTGTCCTTGGCCGCGCGCATATCTTCCTCCCACTTCGGCCGGCGTTTTGCGTCGGTAGGGTCGGGTTCGCTGCGCTCGAGGTAGTACTGGTCGCGGTAAACGAAGATGACGATATCAGCGTCCTGCTCGAGTGTGCCGCTGTCGCGAAGGTCGGACAGTTGCGGGTGCTTGTCCTCGCGCTGTTCAACGCCTCGGCTGAGCTGAGACAAGACAATGATCGGGATGCGATTACTGCGAGCGGCTTGCTTGATCGACTGGCTGATCAGGGACACTTCCTGCTCACGGTTAACACGCCCGGGAGGCGGATCAATCAACCCCAGATAGTCGATGATCACCAGTTCCAGCTTGTGACCTCGCCGCTCGAATTGTCGCGCTTGCTGGCGAATGACGAGGTTAATCTGATCGGCGCCAAACTTCTCGGGGTCGATAATGACCAGCGGCCAGTCTGCCACCTCATTCTCGATACCGCGCAGAAGCGCCTTGTCCCGCGCATTCAGGGTGCCTTCGCGGATCTCCTGCATACCGCCCTCGCCTCCCGCTTCGGCCAGCAGGTCTGCTTGGATCCGGGGCATCAACTCGACGATATCCATTTCGCGGCTGACGTAGAGGACTCCGTGGCCCGCTTGAGCCGCGCGACGCGCTACACTGAGGGTCATTGCAGTTTTGCCCATGCTGGGGCGTCCGCCGACAAGTATGTAGGTGCCTGGGCGCATTCCCCTGGTCACGTCGTCCCAATCCTGCAGACCGTTGAGCCGAACGCCGGCAGCAATAGTGCCGTTCTGGATGTCATCGATGCGGTCGTTCGCAGCGCGGAAAGCTTCGCCCAACGTGTAGGTACGGGAATTCATTCCCGGAGTCGCTTCGAGCGGAACCTCGCCTTGAGCCGCAACAGCATCAATCGGCATCGAGAGGTCGCCGCAGGCACCTGCCGCTGATGTGAAGCGGGCCTGCATCCTCCGGCGCACAGCGAGGTCAGCGATCTGCTCTGCTAGTTCACGAGGTGCAATAAGCCCCTGACCGTCAGCTGTGAGCCGCGCCAGATATCGCACACCTCCCAACCGCTTCATCCCTTCGTCATCATCGAACCGGGGCTTCAACAAAACAGGGGTGACGGGCTTCCCGGCACCATGGCATTCAACGATCGCGGCATACAGGCGCTCGTGCACGGGCTCATAGAAGTCGGCGGCTTGAAGGCGCTCGACCACGAGATCTATGATGCCAGGATCACCCTGCATCAGGGCGCCTAGCAAGGCCGCTTCAGCCTCGACGTTCCCCAACATATCAATCGCCCCCGGCGGCGAAGAAGTCGTTCGGCTGAACCTTGCCTTCTGTGGCACGACCTATCGCTGCCATAAGATGCGGTCGGGGAACCCGCTTGCGAGCGACATACTTCGCGATCACGCCCGCATTGGCCGCACCGATACGCTTGGCGAATTCGTCGTAGGTCAAGCCCGCCTCGACGAGATAATCCTTTAGCTGCATTTCCCGATCATATGTCCAATCAGGACATGCCGCAATGGAGTCTTTTGTCCATTTTGTGCACTTTTTCTTAATATCCGAAACGGATAAAAGAGCGCATCTGATAAGGGAAATTTGATGTCCAACCTGAGCGAAGCTATCCCAAACCGTGTGCGTGCGCTGCGAGCCGAGCGCGGTTGGTCGCTGGCGGAGTTGGCTGAACGGGCTGGCACCACTGCGTCGCAGATTATGAAGCTGGAGAAATCACAGCGCCGCCTTGATCTCAACTGGATCGAGCGCCTTGCCTGCGCTTTCGAAATCTCCAGCACCGAATTAATGAGTGGCCAGGAAGAAAATCTTCCTACGAACCCATTCCTGATCCCGCTTGTGGGCGAGATAGCTGCCGGCAACTGGCGCGAGGCAATTCAGCATCACGAGCACATGATCTTCCCGCCCGTCGAAGGTCTGAGCAAGGCGGCCTTTGCACTTCGCACTAGGGGCGACAGCATGGATCGCATCATTCCTGATGGGGGATACGTTGTAATTGATCCAGGTGAAGCGGATCTCCGCGAAGGCAAGGTTTACGCGGTGATGAACTCCGAAGGGGAAACGACGATCAAGATGTTCCGTTCGGACCCGGCCCGGTTAGAGCCTTGCTCCAGCAACCCGGACCACCAGCCGATCAGCCTTGGCCGCGAGCAATTCACTGTGATCGGAATGGCAAAGGGCGCATTTGTCCCGCTGTAGCCAATTTCCAATGTGGACATAAACTGCATTGACAGAATTTCCGGATTGGACATACCTTAAGGGCATCGGAGACGATCGCCCTCGGGCCGCTGACCCTCCGCTTCGTAGGTAGGGAAACGCGCTCGGCCGCCGGTTACTCGGGCCAGCCTCCGCCAACCTCCTGCGAAACAATTGCAGGAGATCTAGATGGCCCGCCATCCAACCTTTGAGCGATTTCGCTCGCCTATTTTCCGCGGCGCCGACTTCAGCGTCTCGATCACGTCGCCGCAGGATATTGTCGACGACCTGATGGAGCGCGGAGAGGAGAGCTACGACCTCCTCACGCACGTAGTCGACATCGTTTCCGATCAAATTCTTCAACCGGCCATGGACCGGGGCGAAAAGGCTATTAGTGCCGCCGAGACGGTGATGACCCTCGTCCGATCAGTTCGCCGCCAAGTCGAAGTTGCAGGCGGCGCGCTGGACGCGGTTTACTCGGCACTGCCGCGCAACCCCAAGTTCGCGAAGCCGGCGGAAGGCGCCAGCGCTCCGACCCTTGAGCGCCGTGCCCGTGAAGACACGACAGTCCTCCGCGAGGCAGTCCGACTTCTCCGGGCGCGCGACGCTTGGCGCAAGGCCGTGAAGGCCTGGCGCGATGCGGACGCGGTCGATCTGAAGCTCCTTCCTGAGGACAAGCAAGACGCAGCGCTCACGGCCACCTGGGAGGCCTTAAACGCTCTTGTAGGCACCCGCGCACCAGACCTCGCCGCCTTCGCGGAGAAGATGCGGATCATCCAAGAAACCGAAACGGTAGTCGCGAACGGCTACTACGACGACCTCTTGTCTGACGTTGAAGCCCTTCGCAGCGCTCCCGCACTTCCCGTCATGGAGGTCTGAGCCATGACCTTCCAACTCAAGGTCCATGAGGCAGCAACAGGCGATGCCGCGCGCGTTGCCTACCACCTCCCCGCGTTGCCCCACGGCGTCAGCCGCGTACTTTACGAGCACATTGAGGCCTACACAAAGGCGGTTCGCAATGGCCCCGATGAGTCTGAAGATGTCACTTTTGCAGCGCTGAAAGCGCATCAAGCCACGGGCCTCCCGGACGTGATCGCGAAGGTCGTCTACCAGCTTCACTTCGAGCATCGTGGCCTCAGCGACGACGGCGAGCTCATCATCACCGAAAGCTCAGACGCTGACTCAGCCGCCATAGAGCTGGCGATAACGGTCCTCGGAGAACTGTACTCTCAGGTGCCGCGCGATTGGGACGCGGCGATGCGCGAATATCGCGCCACGCTGCTGGCCGAGCACGACTTCGACAAGCGCGTGTGGACGCCTGGTTACGAATCAGGGGCTGCCGGTGGGAAGGGAAATTCTCCCGAGGTTGAGGCAGAAATTGAGCGTTTGATGGACGTCCGCGGCGCCGCTGAGAGCACGCTGCTGGACATACCGTCTGAGACGCTTGAGCAGTTCGCCACCAAGTACCTGATCTGCTTCGACTGCGATCGAGACATGAACTCCTACGAGGACATGCTCCTCGCCGAGGCCAAGCGTCTTATCGGCATCCCGGACGACCCCGCCCGCAACTACGTCGAAGCCCTGCTCGCCGTCACCGAACAACGCAACGAGAAGGATGCATGATCATGCGCATTTCTCAGCCGGATCTCACCGCCAATAATCTCAGCCCCGCCATGTCTTTCACCTTCGCCGTCTGGCGCGCAGCGTGGCTCGCGCAGTGCGACTATGACGTGTCGGACGCTTACACCGACGAGCGGGGTCAAGTCATTTCCGATGCTGCCGACGATGCGCTGCTGGCGATTTTCAGGGTTCCTTGCAAAACCGCCGGTGACTTTCTGGTCAAGGGTTATGCGAACCTACTTTGGCATACACACCACACCTTTACCCGCGAAGCTCGGAGCGAGGGGACGGGGAGCTGGTTCGACGTCAACTTGCTCCAGATCGACAGCGATAGCACCGTAACAGACACCTACTATCGTTCCTTCTATCACGATCTGGACCTCACCGATCTCGGCGCCTGTCTACTCGCCCTCGGTCGTGTCGACTTTGATGCGGCGGCATGGATCAGCCGGGCCGAAGTGATCGGGATGAGCGTCACGCTCATGATCAAGCCCAACGGTCACCGAGGCTTGGCCTTCGGTATGATCGACAGCGACGACGAGCGACTGCAGCGCGAGCAAGCCCGATTGCAGCGCATACTCGCCACTGATCACCGGAAGCGGTGGGCCGAGGTCACAGATTTCATTGCAGTCAACCGTCCGGACCTGATCTGCCAACAGGGCCAGTCTGCCCAGGCGGTGCCGGCATGACGTTCCAACCGATCAATATTCCCGCCGTCCCTCCCGGCGGGAAGGCCAGCAACGGCGGGGTACAATGCCCCCCGGCTCCGCCGTTGCTGGCTGAATCCTGGCTGCTGGCCTGGGGCCGGATCGGTGGCGCCGTGACAGTAGGCGCAGACAGCTCGCTCCAGCCCTGGTTCCATCCGGAGATCGGCTGCGAAGACGAGGAGTGCGCCACAGTTCTCCTTGCCGAACTGCTCGACACGCCCGGGCTGCCAGCCGCCGTGCGGATCGTGATTGCCACCGGTGTTCGGCAGAAGGCTCGCCGGCATCGGCCCTGGCGCAGGAGGGCTGCATGAGCGGCGCACAACCGACAGTAGTTTCATGGCTCAACAAGGGCCGGAACGACATTGCCGAATGGATCAAACCGAAGATGGTAGGTCGCCGCGACGCAAACGGCACCTTCATGATCCACACTCGGGTCGGCGAGGATAAGGTTCAGGCTCGAGTTCTTATCGGCCACATTGTGATCGACCGAAAGGGCGTCCTTTACACCTGCCCGCCTGCTGAGGCGCGCGCCTTGCTGACCGAGCTGGATGAGAAGGACAGCCGTGCATATGCATCGCTGCCGAAGACCGTAGGGCATCCACATGCCCGCCGGGCAGAAGCCGACGTGGCGCCCCGCGCAGACGATACGGATGACATTTCCCGGCGCATCCGCGCCCTGGATCCAAAGTCGGCAGAAACACTCAGGAACTCACCTTCAAACCCGCAGAAAACTACGGTTTTCACCCCGGATTCGAAGAGTAAGGAACTCGTTCTCCCCGCGGCGGCTGGGAAACCTGGCAGCACCGCCCAGAAACCGCAGAAATCCACCACTTCTACCCGGCTGGACGACGTGAAGAGCAGCACCCCCAGGAAGTGGCCTGCGGCGAAGGGGAACCCACCTTCTGTCGAGAACCGGAACCCTGCAGAACTGCATCTGGATGACAGCTACCAGCGGTCCACTGACAATGGTGCAAGCAAAGCGCTGATCCGTCGGATTGCAAATGGCTGGGACTGGCGCATGTGCCTGCCGCTCGTAGTGTCCAAGCGGGACGACGGTACGCTCTGGGTAATCGACGGACAGCACCGCTTAGCGGCAGCCAAGCTGCGCGGCGACATCGCCTTTCTGCCGTGCTGCGTTGGCGTCTATGGCAGCGTCGCAGACGAGGCAGCGATGTTCGTCGCCATGAACCGGGCACGTAAGCCGATGAACCGGCTGGACGACTTCCACGCCGCGTTAGCCGGGGGCGAGCCGGAAGCGCTGCAGATCAAACAGCTTGTTACCGACGCAGGCTTCACCGTGTCACGCAAAACCGGCTCACAGAGTTGGGTGCCGGGTGAAGTGGCCTTCACCAGCGCCATCGCCAAGGTGCTGCGTAAACACGGCGGCGAGGTCTGCGCCTCAGCATTGCGGACGATGGCGGAGGCGTTCCCGGGCGAAGTCCTGAACGCAGGCGCCAGCATGTTCACAGCGCTTACCAAGCTCTCCCTCAATCCGCCGGAGGGATACGACCCGGACCGCATGTTTCGCGCACTGCTGACCCGCAGCCAGAAGGAATGGGCAAGTTTCCTCAGCGCCACCAAGGGCGGCGGAGACGACCGAGCGGCCCAACTCAAGGAGGTTTTGCTGATGGCCTACGACGAAGTCCCGGCTTCGGAGGCTGCTGGATGACCGGCCGCGAGAACGAACTGCTCGCCAGTGAGCAGATGCGCGACCGTATCGCCGATTGGCTGGCCGAAGAGGCGGCAGATCGAATCGACCGCGGGAGTTCGGGGCAGAAGGCTCGAAACCTCCTTCTTTTCCTCGAGCGGCGCGTCCGCTCCCTGCCCGGCCGCCTCGCTCAACCCGGCGAACTCGATGCCCTGACCGAACGCCCACGAAGGAACGAACGATGACACAGAGCGCCCTTCTCAGCTTGGCGCTGATCTCGACCGTTTGGCTCGGTTGGATCGGCTGCTCCCTCTCCAGCATCGCAGAAGACATTCGCGCGCTGCGCAAACTTGCAAGGAAAGAACCATGAACACCACGCCGCCGCCGATGGATGGTCGATGGATCCTCGCCTACGATCCCAGCCTCTCTGAGTTCAGATCTTCTCGCCCTTGGGTGCTGGCAACCCGCTCCGACGACGGGTTCCACGACGAGGAAGGTAACGCAGTCGAGGTGGCTGGTTGGGAGGATTTGCCCGAGCCAAGGCCGAAGGACACTGGGTGGACGCCACCAAGTGGCACAATCCATATCCGGGAAGTGACAGGCGAAGGCTGGACGAGCAATGGGAAACCTGTGACCGTTAACTGGCGCTGGTCGATCAGCGTTGAAAAGCCGGATGGGTCACACGACCAGTACCGCGACACTGACTTCGCCGTCACCCATGACGAAGCGATGGCCAGGGCGATGAGGCTCCAAGCGAAGATCAGGCTGCCGATCGTCACCGTCCCTTTGAGCGACCGGGTCGCAATCCTTCGCCCGGGGACAACCATCCAGTGAACCAACCCAGGAGCCCCGCGATGAAGCGTACACATACCTGCGGAACCTGCATGCATTTCCGCCCTGGTGCCGCGTCGGACATGACCCTTCCCGCGCCGCTGGACAGCACCGAACTGGTCGGCGTCTGCGAAGCAATGCCCCCTGAAACCATGCCGAGAATGGGCCCACCCGCGCTCATTGGTTTGCAGCCAGCCGTACATGCGTCCCGCTCCTGTGCCGAGTACCTGCCGAACGCCGGTCACGATGGTGATGGCGACGGCGGAGGCGACGACGATGGCGGTGAGCCTGTCCCCGCACCCGCCAGTGTGCACGTGCTGCGCCCCCGAGCAGCCGCGTCCCTCTGAGCCCGCACAGATCCCCAGGAAATCCAGATGAACGCGCCCACCCAGAACGACCGCCTCCTGCGCATGACTGAGGTCATTGAGATGACCGGCCTTAGTAAGGCAATGATCTACCGGCTCATCAGCCAACAGCGTTTTCCCCAGCAGTACAAGCCGGGGGGCTGGTCCAGCCGCTGGAGTGAGGCTGAAATCATCGCTTGGCGCGAATCGCAAAGAAAGGAGAGCCGATGAGTTTTTTTCACGACGCCTATGGTCATGCATATCCGATCTCTCGAATAATGAGCATTGTAGAGAGCTCAGGCAAACAATCGCCTTTTTTCACCGTTGAGCTATCCGACGGAGACAAAGTCGAAATCTACGAGAGCGAGGCTAAGCGGATTAAAAGGTCTGCCGGGAAAGTCATTCCTGCGGCACAAGGCACCTTTGTACTTAGTTTCATGTCTGATGAAGATGGCGGCTTTATTGGACGCGATCCAGTGATCGGCTGGTCGCTTCACAATGGATTCGCCGACCCGATACTTCTCGACGTCGAGTTCGATGGCGTGACAGGTAATATGGCCTACCTGCTTCCGGATGGCAGAATCTACGACTGGGATGGGGCCAGCTGGGATAATGAAGATGAATGGTCCGAGCAGCTGAAGTGGCGGATCGAACACTTTGCAAAGATGAAGCAAAAGGACGCGCAATGACTGACATTGCACTGGCTGATGCTCAGATAATCTGGGACCGTGGCGGCGCAGGAAATCCGCCCGTCAAGGTGGTAGGCGGCGGCGTCAAAGATGATCAACGCTACAGTGGGTCGTGGGGGTCGTGCAATCAGGACTTCAACGAAGCTGATGACGACGGCAAGCTGCGCATGCTGCTCACGCAGAGCATTTACCTCACGCTGGTTGAATCAATCGACCCGACCATCGTCCACGACGCATTCATGGTCATACCCGAGTACCGCGTTGCGCTGCGACGTCTGGGTGTGATCCCGCTGGACGAGGAAACCGAGTGTTGAGCGGTGGGCACTGAACAGGAAGCTATCAGCAGGGGGCGAGGCAAATGGTCCCAGCCCGGTGTCCCTCACCGGGGCTGGGTATGTGTCGATGAGTACGACACCTTCGAGCACCTCGGCGAAGACCACTTCGAAACCTGCGGGATGTGCGAAACGTCTCAAGTTCGGTTCGTCCATGTCATGGAAAACCCGCGTTATCCCGATCGCCTATCATGCGGCTGTGTGTGCGCTGGACACATGGAAGAAAGCGTTTCTAGGGCGATCGAGCGCGATGGTGGCCTTCGCAAAAAGGCAGGTCGCCGAGACGGTTTCCCCAAACGAAAGCGATGGAAGATTTCGGCCAAGGGAACGCCGTACATCAAGGTTGATGGATATCATTTAGTGGTATCTCGACATCATGATGGCAGCTTCGGGGTTGGCGCCACTCCGCCCGGCGGCAACATTATCTGGGGCCGCAAGAACTACCCCTCCATTGAGGAAGCCCAAAAGGGCTGCTTCGACGCTTGGCAGGTGCTCGTAGCGCGGGCAGCTGGCTAGCCCCGCCCCGGCCCCGTCGCCGCGTACCGGATCGGTTGCCCCAGATGGACCTCCGGCGGCCAGAAGTCCGAGGTCAGCAGATCGGCCCACTCCTGCGCCAGCTCACGCCGCCGGTCGAGGTACGAGGCGCGGTTGTAGGCCCCCTCCACCTTGTTGCCCGGCACGTGCGCGAGCATCAGGTCGATGATCGCGCGATCCGGCGAGGCCCCGGTATGGCCGGTGGCCCGCCACTCGCGGTCTGCTCGTTCATTCATGATCGTGGAGAAGGCGGCGCGGAAACCGTGGGGCACGTGCCGGCCGCCATACCCGCCGCGAATCAGAAGCGCGCGGAGCGTGTTCTCCGACATCGGCTTGAAGGGGTTGCGCTCGCTGGGGAAGATCAGCGGGAAATGCCCCGTCAGCTCGCGCGCCGCCGCAAGCACTTCCAGCGCCTGGCGGGACAGCGGTACGATGTGATCGCCGCCTTCTTCGGCCTTCCGGTCCTCATCGCCCTTCATGCGCTCGGCCGGGATCACCCAGCGCGGATCCTTGCCGTCGAGGTCGTGTAGCTCGTCCCAGCGCGCGCCGTGGACCTCGTTGGGCCGAACGGCGGTCAGCGCAATGAACCGGAGGGCAAATTTTGTGGAGGCCCGGCAGCGCTCGGCCTCGCAGTCGACCATCATCTGCCGCACCGCCGCGATCTGGTCTTCCAGAAGACGCTTGCCATCGATGATCGAGGGCTGCTTGCGTGACCGGGGGCGATCCTTGAGGTTGGCGCGAAGGCCCGCCGCCGGGTTCGTCTCGCAGAGACCTGCCCCGATGCCATAGGCGAACACGCCTTCGCATCGCTGCCGCAGGCGCTGGGCCGTCTCGATCGCTCCCCGCTTCTCCACTTTCTGCAGCACCTCAAGCAGCTTTGGCGCTTTGATCGAGGTGATCGGCAGATTGCCGATCTGCGGGAAGATGTCGCGTTCCAAGCTCTGCAGGACGTCAGCGCTGTGGACAGGCGACCAGGGCGCGCGGTGGACAGTCCAGTTCCGAGAGGTCCGATGCGACCACTTGCCTTCGCGCTCGCTGCGATAGGCGTTCAGCTTTTCCAGAGACCAGCCGCTGTTGAGCTCGAACCAGCGCTCCGCAACCACGCGGAAGGTGTTTTCGCTTTCCAGCATCCGGGCTTTCGCCGCGACAACCTTCTCAACGCCGGGATCCTTGCCTTCGGCCAGCAGGGCCTTCGCCTCGTCGCGCTTGGCCCGCGCCTTCACGAGCGTCATCGCCGGATAGGTGCCGAATGTCAGTGTCTTTTGCTGAGGCTTGCCCTTGTCGTTGCGGCCAAAGGTGTAGTTCATTCGCCAGGAGCGCACGCCGGTCGTGCTCACGTTCAGATAGAGCGACCCCGCGTCTGCAATCTTGTAGGCCTTTTCCCTCGGCTTGGCCGCTTTCACCTTCGCGTCGTTCAGCATGATCCCGATACCATGGATCGACAGGCCCAATACCATGTCGAATGCCATGGCATTGAGTTGACGGCAGTAGACAACCCGAGACCATGACCGGCCTAGATGCCATCAAAAACCGCTGAAAATCAAGGGTTCGTAGACTGTTGTGGACCACGGAATACGGGTAAGTGGCGGAGAGGGTGG